ATTTACTTCTCTCCCTTATTTCTAACTATAACTAATAATAACATATTATTAGAATACGTCAACCTTTATATCTCCTCAAGTTTAGCATATGGAAATTCACAAAATTTAGCACGTCTAGTACCACTAGGACCTCTAGGTTCACGGAAGCCAACTGCATATCCGTTATGTAGTTCTACCCAATACATAACATCTTTATCAGACCCGGGCCATCCGTAGTTACTACCGTGTCGTTGTTTAACTTTTACATCGCCAAATAGTTCTCTACTTTCGATATCCTTTTTTCTATACTTAGGTAATCTCCACCAAGCATTGAAATCTTCATTTAACGTAATTTTTTCTCTAATAAAAGCCATTTTTAATTCTCCATTGCTTTAACGACATATTTTCCAAACCTATCAAAGAACTCTTTAAAGTGAGCAAGTTTATTAGGTTGGAAAGGAAGGTTGTAGTTTGTAATAGCAGTTCTGGCACCCATTACAGTCATTTCAGTTGGGAAATGATCCATCATAAATCTAAAGAAGTTATCTGCCATCTTGTGCCACTTCTCAGAATCTTTCTTACCAAAGTCGTTATATGCATCTTTAAGTTCGTAACACATACCAATTGTAAGAGCATACTGAGCAGATATTTCTTTAATCTTAAGTTCTTTAACCTTACCAGCAAGTATCTCAGCAGGCTTTGGCATATCTTTAGCAATCTTACGATGCGCCATAAACTTAATAGCAACACCTTCTCCAACACAACCTGATATCAAGTCAGTTAGTTCTGCATTACTAGCAGTTTCATCATTTAAGAAATCACTTACATAACTCCAACTTCTAGGAGTAGCAAAACTTCTACCACTTGTGCGAGGATCAAAGTCACATAAGTCTTGTTTAGCAAAAGATATATAACCAACAACATCTTCATGTTGCTTATTCTCTACTGCCCAGTTTAACCAACTATCAAAGTCTACACGAACTTCTAAGTGTACAAATCTGTTTGCTAACGGAGTAGGCATTCTATAAGTAACACCTTTATCTGACTCTCTATTACCAGCGGCAACAATTACAACATTATCAGGCAATACATATTGACCAATACGTCTATTTAGAGTTAACTGATAACCAGCGGCTTGTACTGCTGGAGCCGCACTATTCATCTCATCTAAGAACAGTATTACTGTATCATATTGAGAAGCAAGTTCTTGTGAAGGAAGATCTACAGGAGGTGCCCATTTCATTAAATTAGATTCTTTATCTAAGTACGGCATACCTCTTAAATCAGTAGGTTCCATAAGTGCAACACGAACATCAATTAAATGTGTCTTGCCTAATGTTTGTTTATTAGCGACACCTTGCATTAACTCTGACTTACCAACACCTGGTAAACCCCACAAAAACACAGGACGTTTATTTTTAAAAGCACGAACAATTCTACTTTCTGCTTCTGCTAATGTAACAGTTCTTGTATTAATTGCTTCACTCATTTAGTTCTCTCCCTTGTTTCTAACTATAATTAAATATAACACAGATTTAAGATACGTCAACCTTTTTCATATCTTCATACTCTCTTCTGTAATTACTAATCTTATCTTCACTTTCTTTATTAGCAAAGATTAGTATATCGTTCTCTTTATCAATTTCAATGTATGCACGTCTGTCATGCACAGGATGGATAAAGTCTGGCTTTCCCCAAACCCTAACTGCTGATACATATTCGTATCCTCTAAATCCTATAAAATGTATTTGTTGCTTTTTCATAGTTTAGTTATAACACGATATACGTTTCTGTCAACCTAAAGTTATAATTATATACTGTTATAATTGATAAATAATATTACAATGGAGTATTACATATGAGTCGACCAAAGCCAGAGATATTATTAGAGAAGATAGATAAAGAAACTTATAAGACTGAGCAAATATTGGCTAGTGCTGGTATTTGGAGTGTATACTACCAAGGCAGAGCAATTAATTTAAAAACTCAAAACATGTTAGTTAGTTACCCTGGTCCTAAGTATAAAAAGGTAAGTTTTAGTAATAGTGGACATGCAATTAATCTTGCTAAGAAACTTAATAAGAAATTTAACTGTACTGAGTTTACTGTTGAACTTCTAAAAAAAGGTGAACAGATATATCCGTAACCAAAAAACAGTACACTAATGCATTTGTTAAACATGGTAAATTAGAGGTACCAATAGACGAACAGTATCAATATTTTTGGCAAAATATTAGAGAAACTGGTGGACTAAGGTTAAACGAGAACGGATACCATTTTGTTAATAAAACACTCGAAATAGAAAATTGGAGTGTTGATATTAGACAAGTAAAAGTTTCACATAAATTTCTTTTAGAACTAGATAGGTTTATGAACTGTCCGTATTATATTGTGACAGGAAGATGGCCTAAGATTATTATATTCTCTGAACAAACATATTTTTGGTTGGTAATGCATAACAAAGACTTTGAACGTTTTTTAAATGGATACAAAAAATAGTCAAAAAAAACGCCCGGACATTTAAACCTGGACGTACATGTTGGCGCCTTCTCCCAACTTGCGAATTCTTTTACACTAGTATTTAGTCTTTGTCTTCAATCATATCCATTAATTCTTCTAAATAATCCATTAACTGTAATTCTTTTGGTGACAATGATCCAGTTGCTTTGCGTGTTTGTCTAAGACCCTGCATTTCTCTACTAAGTTCTTCTTTTGACATTTTCTCAAATCTATTTTCAACTACATTATCTTTTGAGTCTGTCATAGTACGTGGTAATGCCTGTGTAGCCTTGTCTAATGCTATATCTAATCTATCTAGTAACATAAACATTTCACTAATATTATCTTCAAGTTCATTAATGTCACCACCACCAGCAGTATCCATTTTTTCTAAGTCTGCAACTTCTTGTCTAACATGAACAATATGCATTCCGATATTGTCAATTTGGCTATTTAAGCTGTCGGGGGACATCTCGCTAATACTATCAAGTTTCTTAACTACATCTATCATATGTGGGTTTTGCATATCTAATTCCTTTTACTGTTATTGTATTTATATAATTTTAAACATAGTTAAAGTAGATTTCATTTCTTGTAAGTTAAAAGTCATTGCTCACTACATCTACTTGTGTAGGTGTGTTAATTTCTTGTTGTAGTTGTATTACTTTGCCTTGTAGTTCTATTGTATAAGCAAGTAACTTTTGATATTCTAATGCTATGTGTTGTGCTTCAGTTCTAGTAACATCGATACTAGGACTATTTCCCATAGTGGCTTTAGTAGCAAATTTTTGTAGATTAGGAAAATTAGGCATTACGATTTTCTCAACTGCTCCTGCATCTCGAACTTAGTTTTAAATGGTCCTTTGTATTCATTATTAGCAAGTGTGAATAATTTAGGACAGTAACTTCTAACCCAACCATGTTCAAATTTGATTACATAGTACCCTGCACAATAGAATGCATTACTATTTTTAGTTTTAGTATATAACGGCAACTTACGTTTTAGATCATATATATCGTTTAACGGCTTTGTTTTGCATGGCCATCCGTGTACATTGTATTCTTCTGACTCTTCTGTTACGGCAAGTTGTTTGCTAGTAATAAACTCTATATCTGCTTTGTTTACTAGTGCAGACATATCTTTAAACTTAAATGGTTTTTGATTAACAGTAAGTATTAGTTCAGTGCCTTGACGTAGTGTACCAATTTTTTCACCGTTACGTTCTATTATCCAAAACTTATCGTCAATAATTGATTTAGCCTGTAAATTCATTAACATATCCTCGTTGTAGCCATTCTGCATATTTTGTAGCCTCTTCTGCTATACGTTTAAGTTCATATTTTCCACAGAACTTTAAAAATTTTGCACCTACCATACTGTTATTTTTAGTAACCATCTGTTCTTTCATTGTACTATCTATATATGCCTTTAGTTCTTCAGGTTGAGCAGTTAGGTCTACTAGTGTAACATTTCTATTATAATCATCAAGTACACGATGTTCTTCACCGTTATGATCTGTCCAACGTTGTAACATCATATTATTCCAATTAAAGCCTTTACTATTTCGATCTTCGTATGCCTCTATAAGACCAACTTTCTTCTGTGTTCCTTTTTCTCTAACGCCAGGAAATGCACTAAAGATATTATCAGTCGGGTCTCCTCGCATACATTTTTTAAACAGTTGATACTCTGGAGCAGGAGTTTGCTTATGCTCTCCAGTCTTTTTATCTTTAACAGGCTTACCGTAATCGTCGAAGTACCCGTCTAACGTAATCATATGGTTAGTAATACCGTTATACTGCTTTACATGTGTGTTAACGAGTTGTACAAAGTCGCTGTCACTACTTACAATAACATGTTTATCATTAGGATGCATATGGATAAATCTAGCGATAATATCATCTGCTTCTGCTATATCACATTGTAGAGTACTACAATTTGCATTTGCAGTTAAGAACTTAGTTAATTCATCGTAGGCTTCATAAAACAGTTCGTCTTCTTCTTTGTCTGTTTCATTAAGAGCCTGTCTGGCTGCCTTACGATTTGCTTTATACGGAGTATAAAAATCCTTACGCCAACTACGACCTTCAAATGCAAACACTACATGATCTGCACCACTAATTCGCCATGCTTTATTAATTGCACTCATTGTTACATGAATAGCAAAACCTAATTTAGTCCATGTATCCATTCCTCTGTGTGCGGCGTGTCTTGCTCGAAAGAATGTATTTAGACTGTCTACTAATAAGTATGTTTTCAAAACTACCTCTAAAGTTTATTAATTAGTCTTAATTGTACTATGTTCTTGGGTAGAAGTCAATCGTTCAAGTAAAAAGTTATACCAAGCATTGTGTCCGTCTTCT